GTAGGATGAAAATTCATATCAGCTCTTGCCCCCCGATTGCGAGGATTATTGCCACCGATAGAATTTGGCTTTCGTGTTTCATCAATCCACTTGGGTTCACTATCTTCCAGCCCCGCGTTCCGTTCTGCCCGTGAAGCCTTTGCGCAATAAAAAAATCTGGCAGCTGAACCTTCATCGCCGGTAAACTCTAAATGTATTGGCTTACCATTCCTATTTCCATTTGATTGTGCCATAATTGTATTATTATATGTTCCATTTATCGAACCTGATTTAGTGTACGGGAACAGTTCCAGCACTTCATCGCTACCATCGTGAATGAGATTGGCAGGCCATCTTCCCTTTGCCGCCATGCCTACATTATTTTGTGCTGGAGTTTTGCTAACATTCCATGTTCTGTCACTGCTATACGGATTCACATGATTATTTCTTCCAAGTTCTTCATCTGTCCCTATCCTTCCCCCATCAATCCACAGCCCAGCCACGCCCCACGTGAGTGCGTTGTTGACATACGTCCCGTCAATCGGCTTCATCGCCACGCAAATCAACTCCATCGCGGGCTTGAGCGCCGTGCCCCAGCCATGCCAGAGTTGCGCGGCGGGGGTAATTGGGGTTGGTACACGCTGTCTCTCCGCACCCTGCGCCTTATCAAGTGCCTTTGAAATATCCATGCTTTTAGGAAAGCCGGAATTGCCAGTAATAAAGATGTGTCCATTCCTTCTAGCTACAAACGCACCTGTTGGAACTTGGACACACCATACATTGCCCTTATATTCTATTGGATTTACAGTTGCCAAAGTGGTTCGGGTTGCCCCGTCGCTTCGTATTTCTTGTGCTGTTGGTTGCTCGCAAATAACATTAAATTGCTCGGGTCGTTGTTGGCTGGATTGTGGTCGATGTGATGAACGACTTCCGTCCTCTTTAAGCATCTTCCTAGTATTCGCGCAACTATTAAACGGTGTTCCATTACATAACCGTCTTTTCTTGACATTTCTATATATTCTTCCGGGCAACGAACATATTTTACTCCAACATAATTCCCATGTGTTTTGAAGTAAGTCACGCCGCCCTTCCATGCAGGATTGTTCTGCCCTGTCATTTTTTCTTTGGCTGACTTCTCGGATTCTTCCGTCCAATTTTGTCTGCCTTTGTGCGCATGCTGCTTCCATTCCTGCCCTCTTAATACTCCGTTGCATTGACGACTGCAAGTAGGCGTTTCCACCCTTTTTATCCATGCTTTGGGTTTCCATACCTGTTTCCCACACACTGCACACGTTACAAGCGTTTTGCCTTCGCACTGCTCCGGCGGGACTTTGCCAGTATTCGCTATGCTTACATTCTTGTTGGCGCACTCTTTCGAGCAAGTCTTGTTTCTTAACGCTTGTTCCTTCGTATATGTTGGGAATGGTTTCTGGCAAGTTGTGCAAACTTTCCAGAATGGGTACACTCTCTTGCTGTTCCAGTGTTTCGGCGTAGGCAAATACTTTTCTTCCGCCTCGTTCAACAATACAACGATGGTTTCGGGAGACGATTTGGTCTGTATAATCCGATTGTATTCTGTAAGCGGTATGTTTGTTTTCATAGATAAAGCTCCTTTCAGGTTTACAAAACTCGAATGATTCTTTATCTATATTATAACATAATACGGGATATAATTCAATGTCTTTATGGTAATGTTCCCACCCATTAATAGTAAGAATTTCTGTATCTTCTGACAAGCAACCGTAAAGCCAAGCGATACTATCCCTGACAATCCAGCCAGCGTCCTCAATCGCCACGACTAACCGGTGAAATGTGCGAGTGCCGCCCATAGCGAGTAGCATCGCACCCGGTTTAGCGACCCGTAACGCTTCACGCCAGAATGCAACACCGGGAACGCCTCTGTCCCAATCTTTGCCCATAAAGGTCAAGCCGTAAGGCGGGTCGGTCAAGATAGTGTCGACGCTATTCTCTGGCAGTTCAGCCATAACTTCCAGACAGTCGCCTAAGTGCAATTCAACCGTCAATTTGTTCATTCCTTCGCTCTTCATTCCTGCACCTCCGTCGGTAATCTCGGTTGCATCTGCGCCTCTGCTATGCGCCGTTCTGCAATTGCAAAGTAAGTCGGGTCAATCTCAATGCCGATGAAGTTTCTGCCAGTTTGCACGCAAGCCACGCCTGTTGTGCCCGAACCCATGAAGGGGTCGAGGATGGTATCGCCTTCTGATAATTTGACAATCTCCATGCACCACTTCATTAACGTTATGGGTTTTTGTGTAGGATGAAGTCCGTTTTCTTTTAGCATTGCCGCTCTCGGGTAAGAATATATGCGCATTGCTTTGCTATGATTCACCCACGCCATTTCGCCATCTGCTAAACTAAACTGGCGCTGTCCTTTATCCCATACCAACCATTGTGATGATGGCGGAAGATAATCAGTGAAATAATTACCCCCCCAAATAATGATGTTCTTACCAATTCGCAATATTTCATCAAAATATTCTTTTGCGGGTCTGGCTTTATCCCAACCACTATCTGCGTATTGACGATAACCGTATTTCGCATCACCCCAAATACCCGTTATATTTATTCCATACGGCGGGTCGGTTATCACGGCATCCACGCTTTTATCAGGCATGGAGCGCATAACTTCGAGACAGTCGCCTAAGTGCAATTCAACCGTCAATTTGTTCATTCCTTCGCTCTTCATTCCTGCACCTCCGGCGGCGCAATATTGCCGATAATTGTGATATTTTGATACATGCTAATCCTCTCTTTCGTTTCGTGAAATTTGTTCAAATTCTGTGATGGCGCGGGCTATGCGCCTGTCGGCTTCACGTCGCGCCATCATGTGGTGCGGTTGACCAGCCCAGTAGATTTTCAATCTTCGTTAAAACATTCGATCATTTTGCTTGCGTTTCCGTTGTGGGTCATGGGGTCACCGCCTTATCCTGCATAGCCTTCCGTATGCGTTCGTTCGCTATATCGCAGTAGTGCTTGTCTAATTCAAATCCTATGTAGTTGCGGTTGTTAAGCAACGCCATCTTTGCTGTTGTTCCACTACCCATAAAAGGGTCAAATATAATGTCATCTTCATTAGACCAAGAGATAATATGGTCGGCTACCAATGTTTCGGGGAAAGGTGCTGGATGCTTTTTAGAATATGTATCATGCCCCTGTGTTTGCTCATACTTCCAAATATTAAACCTTCTTCCCATTTTTTTAGTGGTAATTTCTCTATATTTTCTGCCAGTGTCAGCAGTGAACTTATCTCTATTAGTATTAGTTTTCATACTACCTACTACTTTATTTTCCCTATCATAAATCAAATTGAAGGTGTTTATTTTTCCCTTAGAGAACACAAACATATATTCAAAGTTTTGTAAGTAACATTTGTTGCTACCGACTGCACCTGCACCATTTTTCTCATAAATCATAGTATCATGCAGATTAAACCCACACTCCATAAAATACAAAGCCTGTTTGAAACTTGTACCAGTTTCGCTTCCTTTAACAGTTGCATCTCCAACTACCCAAACAACAACTCCGCCATCTGCGGTAACACGATATAACTCTTTTGCTATATCTTGAAACTTCTCAAAAGACCACTGTACAATATTTCCGTTATATGTGCGTAGATTATCGTATGGCGGCGATGTTACGGTTAAATCCACACTTCCATCCGGTATTCGCTTCATGCCTTCCAAACAATCTTCATTGTAAATTGTATTTAACTCAATCATGTCATAGTCCTCAGGTTTAACTGCCAGAATCTTTATTTAGTTCAATGTTTATACTGATGTCTGTTTCATCTGGGTAACTATCATCTAAATCTAGTGATATTCGCTTTATGTCAGATTCATTTAAATCATTCATGACCTCTTTTATTTGTTTGATTATCTCAATTTTATAATCTGTCATTTTCTTACTCCTTTCTTTATCGCATTACAATTTTTACATCAATTCCATGAAGTGCCTTCATAAGTTTTTGTTTAAGTTTAAATGAATAGGTTACAGTCGCAGGACTTTTGACATCCTCTACTATTGTTTTCTTTCCCTTGTTGTACTGAAAATCAGCAGTATATGTGCAAATATGAACTCCGTTTACATCAAGACTAAACTTCGGATGCACCACAAGACTACCGATCTCTCCAGCCTTGAGCAGAAGCTTGAGTTCTCCGTATCTATTCGCTTCTGTTATGCTATCAAAAGCATGTTCATCAACAACTGTCTTAATATTTTTATATTTTCGACTCATTGATATACTCCATTGCCTCTTCAAGGGTTTTGAAACGTGCAACACAATACCTTTTTACAATAAGTTCTATGTAATTTGCTGTCATGTGGATGAGTTTCCACGCATCATTAATAACATCATAAGAATAATAATTAACATCATCTTCGCATTTGACGACAACAAATTTTTTGTCTTCAGATTTGATGACAATATATTTCAACGCAACTTCCTAACAATCGCTGACAAGATAAATATAAACATATAGGCAAAAAGAATATGATACGACGCGCATCCAATAACAAGTGGAAGGGTATCACTTATTTTTATCATGAGTTTCATTAATCCATGTGACATCATAAATGATGAACAGAGCATGAGAATAATAATAATAGTATAAAGTAAATTGTTGTTACGCTCTTTCAATGATCCTCTCCTTCACATAATCTTGAACAGTCTTGGGGTAGTGCCCATAAGTATTTCCGGTTATAACACTTTTATTTCTGCACCCTGTTCTTTGGGGAAGGTATTCAATCATATCGTCATCGTAAAACATGCGAGCAAGCTCTTTTATTTTTATTGATTTGCTTCGTTTGCTTACCATGTGATATTCACTCTCGATTGCATTGCCATCGATGGCACTCTCGACAAGATCAACTACATTTCTCGCAACATCATCAACATGAGTGAACACCCTTGACTGCTCACCGCCATATACTTTTATTTTTCTGTGACGACTCCACGCGTCAAAAAAAGCGTCAATGACAGTTTGCATACTTCCCAATGTCTTAACACGACTCTCACCGAACACGTTGTAGAAATACAAAACGCATGTCTTGTATCCAAACCATTTTGAAAGGTTTTTTGCAAATTCTGCGTTCTGCGCTTTTGTAAAAGCATATAACGATTCATCGATTGCATGTTTCGAGCTGAAACGAGAACTCGATCCAGCATAAAACAGGAGAGGTGCTTTACTCACATTCTCATAAGATGTTAGAAAATTAAACACATTCGCGGTACCCGCGACGTTTGTATCTATGACATCTTGTATGTTTTCTTTAAACATGCTCTGTTCAACTCGAGCAAACTCTCCAAAATGAAGGATAGCGTTAACGTGTTCTGTATACATCCCATCGTCATGGTATACAATCGCTGGGTCTTTGCTTGGAAAGTCTTGGGTATAACAATTGTCAAGAACAGTGAGCGCGGGATAATTATTAGCCAACGCTATTCTTTCCTCACTCGTCATTATTTCTTTGTCATAGATATTAACATAGTGACCACGCTCCAAGAACTCTTGCGAGACGTGCCAACCGATAAATCCAAGACCGCCAATCACCAATATGTTTCGCTTATTCTTCATTGTATTCTTCATCATCTAATTTCATGAGTGGAGTTATTGAGCCACCCATGAGCAGGATATTAGAGGAGAATCCTTGTACAACACCCTTTATTTTCTCAAGCATATATTCGCCAGATTCATTTTCAAACTCAGTGGTGTCATCGCTTATCTTATGATGTATGACGACATTAATGCTGTCGTCGTTGCCATCCGCTGATGCAATTTCAACACATAATAAAACGGTCATTTTTTTTCCATTCTTGTAAACATTAGTTTTTCTGGTAGAACACCTTTACAAAACCATGATGTGTGAAACCAACTTCTATCTTTCGCTCCATCATAGATAAAGTTTACTCGTCTATCTGGCACAAGAATTTCCAATCCATTTTCAATGTACAAACCAACTCTCTTGATCCCCCCCAGTGCTGTTGTTGGCATAAGTAAGGCAAACGCGGTCCTGTATTTTTTCCAGAAGTAAAAACATTTCTCAAGAAATTTATCTTTCAGGTTATACGGCGGATTGGTTATAATAAGTTCTATTGAACTGTTTGGCATATTTTCAACAGAAAGAAAATCATAGCCAGTTTTTATATCTGTTTCAATAACTCTAATTCCATTTTTTCTTAAAACACTTGAGATATACTCCTCTCCAGAAGCACATTCCCATGCAACACTGAATTTTTTCAAATAAGGAATAATAATTTCTACCGCTTGCGGTGGAGTTTGGAGGTCGTTCTCGTCGGACATATTAACATGTCGCTTAAGAAGACTGTTCATTTACTGTGATTGTCCCTTCTGTCCCAGTACTCACGAAATACTCAAGCTCTGTTGGCACGTTGTTGATTGTCATGACCGGTTCATACTTACTCAATAGAGTAACGTATGAGTTTTCATCTGACATATAAATCGAGATTTGATCAACTATCTTATCGCCGATTTTATCTCCAATGGAATACTTTATATCGTTAACTGTTACTGTAAGAATCTTAGGCATAGGCTCTTCTCCTTAAAAAAGTTATTACGGTTACTCTCTCCGTCGTACCGTCTCGCAAGTGTGGGCGAGGGACTTGTAAAGTTATCAATCAATCAACCAAAGCACCATATAGAAAGGAGTCGGGAATAAATTACCCGTATTAATCACTTTACGCGGTACAGCCCCATACATCATAATGTATTTAGTTTTCAATTATGACCATATTATATCATATAAAATCGATTTTGTGTGAAATATATGACTCACTTATTTATAGTGAGGTCACGCATACTTCCCATTTTGGTGTATAATCTCTCAAAGACAATATAATACACATGGAAGAGTAACGCATGGAAAATATACTCATTGAGAGAACAAACAAAACGCAAAAGCAGGTTGAACTTCTTGAGCGAAGAGAGCAGGCTATGGCTTTGCGACTTGACGGATATACGTATCGAGAAATTGCGGAGATTATGTACGCGCTGAGTGTTGAAGGGAAACTTATTATCCCAGATAGTTACGACGAGAGATATGCCTATCGTGATGTTAACAACGTGTTGAAACAAGTGCAAACAGAGCTGTTTGAGTCAGCAGAACAACTTCGGATCATGGAGCTTAGAAATTTAAACAGGCTTCAAAACGCAATCATGCCAAAAGCATTGCGCGGCGACCTGAAAGCCGTTGACAGAGTATTGAAAATAATGAGTCAAAGAGAGCGTTATGTGCCCGACCTAAGTTTGCCCAAGACAGTAAAAATAGAATCGTGGCAAAATGAAGTGCTCGCGTTAATTCGTGAGGGAAGAATAACAATAGAGGACATTAAAAATGACTACCCCCAACTTGCAGAGAGAATCTTGGCAGAGCTTCCTAACACCAGAAGCGAAACTGGAAATGCAGATGGAAGCTTTGCGATTGAAGGCGAATACATTGACTTGGAAAAATCAAATGGAGATATTTCCAGAGAGGGCAATCTGTAATGAAAGCTTAGATGCTGTTGATTTTCACGCTGCGCAAAATTTAATATGGGACGCGAAAGAACGTTATGTGATTATGTCCGCGGGGTCACAGGGTGGAAAGGATTTGGCACTTGATACACTCGTAAGAACTCCTGACGGTCATGTTTGGATGGAAAATGTTCGAGCAGGAGATTATGTAATTGGGCACGACGGGAGTCCAACGCTTGTTACAAATATATCCGATATTTTTACAAATAATAAGTGTTATAAACTTTATTTCAGTAATGGCGAGACTGTTGTTTGTGGAGAGGATCATTTATGGTCTGTGAAGAATCAATTTATGAGAGCAAACAAATTCGGTGCGGGTGTCTTGCCAACCAATTATTTGTACAGCACGATGTGGAAACATTGGAGTCTGAGTGATACCAACGTACACATAGACAAGATAGAAGAAACAGAAACTGTTCCGACAAAGTGTATTGAAGTTGCTGATCGGTGGGGTATTTTTTGCGTAGCAAAGAGCAATATTCCGACTCATAACTCCGTGTTTGGTCCAAAGTGGTTACACAGGGAAGTTTATCACCCAGAGTTTGGAAGGGGAAGTGGAGATTACTTAGCAGTTACTGCTACTTTTGATTTGTTCAAACTAAAAATGTTGCCAAGTATGATTAACATATTCTGTAAAGTATATAAGGTTGGAAAATATTGGGCTGGCGACAGAATTATTGAACTTATGGACCCAGAAACAAGAACTTTTTGGGCTAAATCTGCGAGCGATCAGATGTGGGGAAGAATTATTTTGCGTTCAGCGGACTCGCCCGGTGGTCTTGAATCTGCAACCGCCGTTGCAGTATGGGCTGATGAAATGGGTCAGGGAAGATTCACGAGACAGGCATATCAAGCAATGCGACGAAGAATGACCGTGCGTAGAGCGCGATTGCTTGTCACAACCACATTGTACGAACCCGGCTGGTTTTTGTACGACATGATTAGACCCGCCAAACACGAACAGAATGAAATTTTTATTGAGAATGATCGCGGAGATTTAAGTTATGTGAGAAACGAAGAGAGGGACACCTTTCTTGTACAGTACGACAGTACTCTTAATCCAACTTTTTCAGCAGAAGAATTTGAAGAAAATAAAGGCTCGCTTGACGACAATGATTTCAATATGTTTTTTAAGGGAAGAGAGGGCACGTCTCGTTATGTGATATATGACAGTTTCGATTCGAAGAGACACGTGTGCGACCCATTTCACATTCCGCACGAGTGGGACAAGTATATTGGACTTGATTATGGTGGCGCGCACATGAGCGCAGTTATCTTCGCGGAGAACCCTAACAACAACATTCTTTATTGTTATGCCATTTATCTTGAAGGTCAAAAAGAAATAGAAGAACATGCAAGAAATATATTAAAACTTTGCGGTGATAGACCAGTTTTGGCTTCTGGGGGCGCGCCGGGCGAAACGCAATGGCGTAGAGAATTTAGCAAGTATGGGCTGTTTGCCCAACAGCCGACAGTAAGCGATGTTGAAGTTGGTATTGACAGGGTGTACAGAACACACAAAAGAGATGGGATTATTTATTTTAACAATCTTGCTGGTATAATAGAACAAAAGGAAATATATTCCAGAGTTCGTAATCCAGAAACAGGAAAGCCAACGAAGGAAATTAAAGATAAAAATGAGTTCCATTATCTCGATGCTGAAAGGTATATCATCGGTGATATTAGACCACTTGGAATTAATAAGGTAAAGGTAATGAGTTTATGACAGATAATAGAATTATAGAATCTTCTGTTTCTCGAACAATGCAAGATGATAAGTATGTTTCTCCTGACTTATCGTCTTCTACCGGCGGGGGTCTTGGAATGTTGTTTATGCTTGGTGCAAATGCAACTGTTGTTCCGCCGTGGTGGAGCAGAAGACGAGATGTTTACTTGAGAGATATGGTGCATAGATCAGATCATCTAGCAGGTGCACTGTACAACCTGTCAGTTAAATTAAGAACAATTCCATTAAACATTCATGCAAAAAATGAGTCAATCACTTGGCACACAAAACTCGCAAAAGAATATGAGCACTCGATTATAAACCTTTCGGAGTTTGGGCAGGGTTTCGATGTAACGTTCTCTAAATGGATAGATGACTATCACTCTCAAGACAATGGTGCGTTTTTAGAAATTATAGCAGATGGACCGCGCGACGGTCCGATACGGGGAAGGATAATTTCTATTGCTCATATAGACTCTGCTTGTTGCACGCGTACTTCAAATCCAATTTACCCAGTGATTTATTCCGATCCCAATACTGGGAAGAAAAGTAAGTTGCATTACACTCGCGTTGTTGCCACCTCGCAGAGACCATCTCCTATAAAGGGCATGAACAACGTTGGCTTTTGTTCTGTATCAAGCATATTGAGTGCCGCGCAGAATCTCATTGATATACAACTTTACAAGCAAGAGCGCGTCGGCTCAAGACCCGCTGAGGCTTTCATCATCACCGGTGGTGGGCTTGATCCAGAAGATGTTAAAATGGCTATGGCTATTCAAGAATCAATAGATGATAACGCCAGCCTCACAAAATACTCGCGCGCAGTGATCGCTGGCAGCAGAAACATACAAGACCCAAAGTTTGAGATACACAGATTGACAGAACTTCCGGAGTGGTTTGACGAGCGCGAGTCTACTGTGTTGTCCATGGCTATCATTGCTATGGGCTTTGGAATGGACGCGAGAGAATTGTTTCCAACGATTGAGGCTGGTGCCTCAAAGGCGGAGGCTATCATTTCTCACATTAAACAAAGAGGGCGCGGTCCAGGGCATATTTTGAAAACAATGGAGCATATTCTAAATACTTGGGTCTTGCCCCCATTCCTTGCCGCGGACTTTGATTATCAGGATGACACAGAAGATAGAGCAAGTGCAGAAATCCGAAATGTCAGGGCGCAGGCAAGGGAAAGAGATATGAGCAACTTGATCACAAATGCGCGTGTGGAGAGGCAAAAAATGCTTCACGACGGGACAATAACCCACTCCATGTTCGAGGATTTAGAACTTGCTGATGGGAGACTTCCTGACGGAATAGATGTCATACAACTATTCAACAGTACAGACAAAGACTACTCAGGATGGTTGGGCAGTGTCAACGACAGCAACTGGGAAGATGCTGAGAAAATTATTTCGACCTATTTAATCAACAGCAGGGATGAAGCAAAAATCATCAAGGCGCGCAGGGCACTCGCGGCTATAAAATTTAAGTACCATCCAGAGCCAACAGAAAGAGAGGTTGGCAAATCACCAAAAATAGACGATAGTTATCAAGACGAAAGGTTTGGAAGAAAACTTCCAACGTCGACTTTCATACCAGCAGACGAAACACAGCGTTATCAAGAAGATAATTTTGACGAGTAATAAAGGAGAAAGTTATGGTTAAAAATAAATTAAATCCTGGATCAGGACTTTGGATTTGGATATTGAAACGGTACAGAAATGGCGAGCCGCTTTCAATACTCAGCGATCTTCGCAAGGGCGGTTTTACTTATGTGAATATAAAGATTGCCGATTGGACAAAAAAATATAATCAGGATGTAGACCTCAAAGGGTTTGTGAGTTCGATGCGTTATCATGGAATTGAGCCGTGGGGCTGGCAATATATCTATGGAATTAATCCAGCAGAAGAGGCTAAGGTTGCCGCGCGATATGCGAATGAACTTGGGCTTCATGGATTTATCATTAACGCAGAAAAAGAATTTAATACTCAAGCAATGGCTGGCGCGGCTAAGATATACATGGATACGCTCAAGCAGCATCTCGATCCAAGCATATTGGTTGGATTATCCTCTTATCGCTTCCCGTATAAGTATCAGAGAAACTTTACTTGGCGCGAGTTTTTGGGCGGTTGTGATTTTTATTCTCCTCAAGTTTATTGGATGCTTTCACATGGGGATGCTCATATACAACTCGATCAGTCAATTCAGGATTGTAAAAGAATATTCCAGCACGCAGGCGTGAGTGTAGACATGCCGATACGCCCAACTGGTGCGGCGTTCACAGAACACGGATGGACTCCTACTGTTGGTGAACTTTCTGCTTTCATGATGAAGGCAAGGGAATTAAAGATTCCAGCGATTGATTGGTGGGAGGCTGGCAATTCATTTTTGTATGCAAAAGAACTTTACAACTATCTTATAAACAATCCCTACGATCCAGACGACGCGGTAGAGCCTCCTTCCCCACCGGATGATGGCGAGACAGAGGCCGTGTTTAAGGCGATTTGTATCACCGCTGGTCTTTATGTGCGAAGTGGTCCAAGCACTATGTATTCTATTGTTGGAGACTTGAGGGAGGGTGACGTTGTAGATGTGTATGAGGTTAAAGACAATTGGTTTAGAATTGGTGCTGGTATGTGGTGTTCTGGTTATCCTATTTATATGCGTCGATTAGAGGTGCCATTAGAACCAGAGCCAACTGATGGCGGCATTGTAGAGGTCACGGCAAACGCCCTGTACATGCGCAGCACTCCTGTGGTCACTGATGAAACAATCGTGGGGCATACAACTAAAGGGAAACGACTGAAGGTCATTGATAGAAATGATGACTGGACTCGCGTAGAAGTTTATGTTAGCAGTAAATATACCAAAGAGGTTTAATGGCTGACAATGAATGGAATGATCTTGTAACATATAGAGGGGAAATAGTATCTCTCAAGGTTTCGTCTAATATCCCAAAAGATTTAATAGATATACAAAAATTTAAATCAGAGGCGATAAGAAAACTTCGTGCGGAATCGAAGCGAGAAGCAGAAATTGTCAAACGATCTCTTGAGCGCGTCACAAGAACTTGGAGCGACGAGAACAAGCCAACATTCACAATCGCTTATGGCGGTGGTGGAGCGAGATTTTATGTAGAAGTAAGTACGGACAGCGCGATATTTAAATGGCTCAATTTTGGCACGAAAGAAAGATATGCCGTCATGACAGGAAATTTTAAAGCAAAAACAACCCCCAGAGTTATCGGAAGTCGCGCTGGACGCGGCGGTTTTTCTCACCTTTCGCGTATCCCAAAAGAAGGCATTAAGGCTCGTGAATGGCTTGACGAGATTGCGGATAGACGAGAGCCACAGTATCACAAAAATATGGAGAGAGTGTTTCAAGAAGTTGTCAGGAAGTATTTGGCGAAAGGAAAATCCTTATAATGGAAGATAAATTACCGCAAGATATTCAAAAAAGATGGTATAATATAACGCGAAGATTGCAGTCTATATCCAAGTCGGAGGGTCTTTCGATTGTTACAGCAAAAATACTTGTGAAATCTGACGGCACTCCAATCACATGGACTGTTGATTCTCATATACTTGAGCCAAAAAGTCTTCAAGAGGCACTGTTGGATGTGATAGAAGATACAAAAAATATAGAAGAACTTGCACAATTTTAAAATTATGTGATAATATAAGTAAAGGATAATAGAATGAGCGTTCTAAACAAACTTTTTTTCAAACTGTTGAGTGAGGAAAAGAAAAAAGATGTTATAATTAAATCTGTTGAGAAATTGCATGACAGCAATAGTAACATGCGTTTCTTCAAGGATGCAGATACCGATCAGTTGCGCTGGCTCGCGGCGTGGTCAAGCAATTATCTTGACGATGATTACCCACGTGATATAATATCAGAGAGCGCGCACAAAGATTTTATTGGAAGAGTCGATAGTGGTGAGGCGAGTTACCCAGAGTTATGGCATTGGCACACAAAAGGGACCCGCTGGGGCATCACAGATTTTCTTGCATACGATGAGGATCACGGAATTTGCTGGGCAAGTGGTCTTGTCGATACAGGGAAAGAGCATGAGGCTCTTGCTCTTTTGAAGAGCAATATTAAAATAGGTGTATCTCACGGAATGAAGGACGTTGTCTGGAATTACGATGGGTTAAGTGTCATAGAAAAATACACTACTTATGAAATCTCGGACTTGCCGCTTCGGTGGGCGGCGAACAGAATGACAGCAATGTTTATGCCCGAGGATAAGGAGAATAAAAATCTGGAGGACAATATGAGTCTAACACAGGAAAAGAAAGAATATCTCAAAAAGGTTGGGCTTACCGAAGAGCAGATTGATGGCTTAGACGAGTTTGGGAAAGAAATGTCTGAAGCTTTTGGCGATCGTGCTCGGAAGGAAGCCAGTGAAGAGCCGCAAGAAAACGCCGACTTAGAAAGTGAAAAAGCCGAGGGCGAAAACGGCGAGGCAACAGGAGAGACGGAAGACGCTGTTGAAGAAAAAGAAACAGAAGAAACTCCAGTTGACTTAGATGCCGTCATGAAAGCTGTTAGAGAGGGCTTTGATGCTTTTGGAGAAATTGTCGCTGATACAATCGCGAAGATGGACGACCGTGTCAAGGCACTTGAAACAAAAGAAGTTGAGCGTAAAAAAGAGCAACAACTTGAACCGTTGAGCGCGACTCTTCTTGAAAAGTTCAGGGCTATTGGCGCAGAGGATACCGCCGTTGGAGAAGATGACGAACTCGCGAAAGATGCCCCTGAAGAAAAAGAATTTGACGACGCTCAGTTCAAGAGCGCGAGCGAATTTCTTGCACATGCAGTTTCAAAAACTTTCGGTTTCAAGTCCGAATAAAAAAATAGGAGAGTGTCTCTATGAATGAGAAAGATTTATTGTTAAAAATGTCGAAAGCGTTAAAGGACGCGGCAGTTCCGCCAGACGCTACCCCCTTACACGGTCAGGGTGGTTTGTGGGCTGTTTCAGGACTTGACCGCGAAGTTGTAAACGCTAAAATCGAGCCGTTTGGTATTTCAAGCGTGCTCCCTGTTGTTCCATCAGTTGATGAGAATCCGATTTTCGGCGTCGTTACTGGTATTGAGAAACGCGGTGTGCGTATTCAAACACCATGTGAGGACGCCCCAACCGGATATATTAAGGGTGGTTATCTGACCGCTAAGTTCGGATTGACGAGACAGGACACAAATACCATTGATGTCATGGACATCGCAATGCGAAAGAATCGTGGCGATTTTAAAGACCTGATGTTGCGTGGCGATCTACTTGGTGCCGCAGGTTTGACTCCTACAGCACTTCGTTCCATGAGTGACGCTGAGTTTCTGACAAACCTTGTCGCGGCAGAAATGATCACCGCTGGTATCATTGCACAGCGTGAGCTTTCTACTGATATGTGGCAGGGCACAGTCGCTGGCGGTGCTTTCCCCGGCTTGGATGTTCAAATCAATACGGGGCACATTGATGCCTTTACTGGCGCGCCAATGCCTTCCGTTGATAGTCGAGTAATTGATTTCAACTATGGCAATGTTAGCAGCGGAACGCCAGATATTGTCGAACTTATGCACGCAATGGAACACTACCTGTACTTTAACTCCATTCACATGGGATTTGACCCAGCACAATGGGTTATTGTTATGCGACCAGAGTTATGGGAAGAACTCATTAATGTTTGGGTATGTAAATACTTCACCAATCATTGCTCTGATAATGCTGGCAATAACATTGTTCACGTGAATGATGGTACAGCCGCAGAACTTCGTGCGCAGATGAAAAATGCTCACTATCTCGATATTAATGGTCGTCGGTATCCTGTAATTGAAGATACTGGCATCTATCAGCGAGACTGGGTAAATGATGGTGGAAATCTTGGCGAAGGCGAGTTTGCATCTTCAATTTATTTTGTTCCTCTCGCTGTTCAGGGTGGGGCGTTCAGAACTACCTATCGAGAGTATAAAGATTACTCTGCCGCGGAAGCAATGCTTTCCCACATCAAAGAGGGTAAGCAGTTCTGGACCGACGGCGGTATCTACTCTTGGAGCATTGAGGACAAGAAAGGCTGGTGTGTAAAATTGGCATTACGCTCCGAACAGCGTATCGTATTGCGCACCCCACACCTCGCTGGAAAAATCCAAAAGGTTAAGTACAGCCCAATCCTGCCGACACGCTCCCCGTATCAGGATGACATTTACTTCCTTGACGGTGGCGTTAGCATGAGAGCCAAAGACGTGTATCAGAGTGTTTGGTCGTAAACCTTAATCGAATTTTAGTATAGTAAAGTGGCGGTTTTAAAACCGCCATTTTCTACTTAGGGATGAACATTAAAATGACATTAGAAAAAGAGGTAGAACAATACAAGGATAGGATTGTAGATATAGAAAGAAATGTTGATCCGAACACCTTAAATCCTCATCCTTATAATTATAAAATACATCAGAAGCCACAAATCAATACTATGGATGACATCTTGAACGAGATCGGTGTAATCGACGGCATAAAAGCAAGTGTCAAAACTCGCAATGTAATAGATGGGCACATGCGGACAAAGATGTTTATAGAGAAAGACCAACTTATACCACTCGTGATATGGCTGAATCTCGAAGATGAAGAAGAAGAACGGCGCGCCATTCTACTGTTTGATGAAGTGGGGAAAATGGCGCGCACCGATAGAAAAATTCTTGAGAATATAATCAATGAGACACAATTAAGAAAAAAGAACATCCAAGACCTCGTTGAATCCATCGCAAAGAAAAAACAAATAGACATCGAAATCGATAGAGACACCGGAGACGTGAGTGCTGTCGCAAAAAAAGATGATGGTGGGAAAGAAGAGATGGAACAGATGTTCGATGATCTTGTGGACAAATGGGATGTTAGCGAGGGAACGGTTTGGCGACTTGACGAGAATATGTATCTCATAAAAGGCGATACCACAAGAAATGAAGTGAAAGAAATTGTATGGAGTTTTTCACCCGATTGTATATTAACCGACCCGCCTTATGGAATAGATATTGTCGGTGCAGACGGAAGGATAGGGCTTGCTAAACACTTTGGTGACGTTGGCGGTGATACAGAGCCATTTGTTGCCAGCCACATTCTTGATTATGGCTTGCCATCTATTATCTGGGGTGCAAATCATTTCTCAAGTCAACTTCCTGACTTTCCGCGTATGCTTATTTGGAACAAGCGCGGCGAGGGAAATAGACCCAACGACTTTGCTGACGCAGAAATAGCGTGGTGTTCTGAGAAAGGTGTTATTAGAACCTTTGATCACGTTTGGCGCGGCGCGGCGCGAGCAAGTGAGCGCGAGATCGCCCGTATGCATCCAACTCAAAAGCCAATACTTGTATTCGAGTGGTGCTTGGAATTTTTTCCAGAGTATCACATGGTGCTCGATATGTATGGTGGCTCTGGCACAATTCTTCTCGCGGCTAAGAACGTAAACAAGGGAGCAATCTGTGTTGAATATGAAGAGAGGTATGTTGCCGTGAGCATGGAAAGATATTACAATCACATTCAAAGAGCAGTAAAACCGGAGAGGATTTTATGAAAATAATAATTCCCGCTTATTCCAAAACGTATTGGTGCTTAGAACCGTTTGCTTATTTATTTAATAAATATTGGAAAAATCAAGACCCAGTAATTCTTTATTATAGTGAACTCGATGTTAAGATTCCTAAAAATTTTTCTACTTTTCAGATATATTATAAAGATTATCCTAAAGATAAATGGGCTAATGGAATTATAGAATATCTTAAAACAATCAATGATGAGACAATTATATTATTGCTTGAAGACTATTGGTTGACAAGAAAGGTTTCAAGTGAAATTATTTCAATTCTTAATGCTCTTGCAGAAAAAGATAAAAATATTTTAAGAATTGATTTGACCACTGATAGGCTTTATGCTGGTGGCATGAGAGACATTGGTTACGTTGAATACGTAGACCTCATTGAGGCACCGGGAAGTATGTATCAAATGTCGTTGCAGGCTGGTCTATGGAGACGAGATAATTTTCTTGATGTCCTCGAAAGACTTAATGACGGGGAGCGTTCTTCTTGGGGGGTGGAACTTACTGGAACTGTAATTGTAAATAATGATTTAAACTATCGCGTGTTGGGGACAAGACAGTATCCCGTTAGGTACGAGAATGGCGTTAACGTTAAAGATGGAGTTAATAAAAATCTCACAACAATGATTGAAAGCGATAGAAATTATATTATGCGATGGATAAAGGATAAATGAGATGAGTATTTTAACAAAACATACCAAAAATCTTGTTGATGCATTTTATTTTCTGCATGAATCAGAGGCTGAACTGTTACAAAAATTGGCTGAACTCGTGCCAGAGAATGGGATTTGTGTGAACATTGGCGCGGGCGTTGGCACTTCTGCTCTTGCAGTGCTTGAAAAAAGACCCGACCTTACGGACACATTTTTTACCATAGATATTCGGAGTGAGGGTAATCCGTTTGGCGGTCTTGAAAACGAAAGAAATGCTTTTGACAAAGCAGAGATGGAATATCCAAATCAAATCTTTGGAGATAGCAAAGAGGTCGTCAAGGGATGGGATGACGATATAGATTTTCTAATCGTTGACGGCGATCACTCTTATGATGGAGCAAAGGCGGATATAGTTGAGTGGGGTAAATTTGTTAAGTCTGGCGGTATTATACTTGTACATGATTACGAATCTGTACATTGGGGAGATGTCAAGAAGGTTGTTGATAAATATCTTGGTGCTAATTTGGATTATGTCTTCCTCGATAGGTCGATAAGTTATGTAGCGTTTGTGAAGAAGGTATAAGACATGCGCGTATTGATGACACCCGGACTTGGTCAAGAGGGCGATAGAACAACGGGGATAAGTGCAGTCGTTCATAAGTATGTAGAATATTTGCCTAAACATTTTGGCGTTGAGTTTGTGCGTGATAGCCCCGACGTAGTTGTGTCACATGCAGGCATTACTGGTAAGGCGTGTGATGTTTCTGTATTGCATGGAATATATTGGACCGGTGATTATAATGCCAGCAAGGCAGAATACGCAGTCAATGCTAAAATAGCAGATAGTGTGCGCTCCGCGAAACAAATAACCGTGCCCTCAGGATGGGTAAAACGAACAATAGAACGTGACCTTCGCCTGTCTCCGCATGTTATCCCACACGGAATTGAATGGGGCGAGTGGCAAGATGAAGTAGAAACAAAAGATTATATTTTGTGGAACAAAAATAGATTGGACAGAATTTGTGATCCAACCGCAATGCAAGAACTGGCAAGGCAAGCCCCAGAATATAACTTTGTCACAACATTCGCAATAAGAAATAATGCAAAGAATGTTAAAGTCATCGGAAAACAATCTTTCGATAACATGAAGGGAATTGTTAAAAGCGCGAATGTTTATCTTTCACTTGTGAAAGAAACCTTTGGCATTGGCGTTCTTGAGGCACTCGCGTCAGGCGTTCCTGTTCTTGGATGGGACTATGGTGGGAATCAAGACCTCGTTGAACATTGCATTAATGGTTATCTCGCAGAACCATTTAACTACGATGATTTGCGATATGGACTTGAGTATTGTGTTAAACACAGAAAAGTATTAAGTAAAAACGCACGTGAACTCGCCAAAAAGTGGCGGTGGATCGACGCAGTTGAAAAACTTTACAATGTGTTGACACTCGCAAATGAACAGAAAGAGAAAACCGTATCGGTGATTATCCCAAACTATAATTATGCAGATAAACTTTCGCGAGTACTTGATAGTGTGTGTGAGCAAACGTTGAGGCCAAAAGAAATTATTGTTGTGGATGATGGTTCTACAAAAAGTGATCCAGAGAATATAGTCAACGAGTACAAAAATAAGTTTAGTGATATTGATATAAAACTTGTGAAACAAAAGAACTCTGGCGTCGCGGTCGCGAGAAATACCGGTTTCAAAAATTCTACTGGCGAGTACATTTGCTGTATCGATCCTGATGATAAAATTGAATCGCAATTTCTTGAGACATGTGTTGATTATCTTGAGAAAAATCCCTTTATCTACACCGCATACACTCGTTTACAATACATAAAACCAAGTGGAGAGACAGGGGTATCCACGTGGCCGAGTCAATATGATTTTGACAAACAACTTAAGCGTATTAATCAAGTTCCAACTTGCAACGTTTCGAGGCGAGCAGTATGGGAAAGACTTGGTGGACAACGCTCAAGGTATTGTCCCCGCGGTGCTGGCTCAGAAGACGCTGAAATGTGGACACGCGCGGGTGCTCATGGAATGGGCGCGGCTCTCGCGAGCGAGATACCGCTGTTTGTTTATTCATGGATGACGGGTCTTGTGAGTGGAAACAAAGAATACAGGGAAGTTGATTGGCTTGGTATGCACCCGTGGGTTGAAGATAATATACATCCATTCGCGAGTTTTGCTACCCCCGTCAATCGAATTTCACATCCAGTATTTCAGTATGATGAGGCAGAGGTAAGTATTATTATTCCAGTCGCAGAAAGACATCTTGAAAAACTTGTGAATTGCCTTGATAGTGTTGAGGGTCAGACGTTTAGAAAATGGGAGATTATAGTTGTTGACGACAGCGAGACCGGCATAGATGATTTCATTAAAACATCCTACCCCTTTATTACTTGGCTGAGAAATAAAAGTAACACTCACAATGCAAGTGTTAGCAGGAACTTGGGCGTAGAATATTCCAGCGCAAACGTTCTGTTGTTTCTTGATGCCGATGATGAATTCGCTGGTCGTGATGCATTGAAAAACATGATGACTGCTTATCATGTATCTGGGGATATAGTGTATGCGGACTATATTATTAAGTTTATTGAGGCAAAATACCCAGAAAAGATTTTCGGCGATAGGTTTTTGTACTCTGATATAAACACGGGTCATGTTTATGTACTTGGAAAATCTCTCGACTATGATTGCAAAAAGGCTCAAGAGGATATAGAGTATAATTGGAGTATAGTATCATGTATAGTACCAAAAAATATACATGATGAGGTTGGTGGATTTGACGAAAAACTCAATCTGCTTGAAGATGTTGATTATTATAAGCGAATTGCAAAACTTGGTTACTGTTTCAATAGAATTAATAAAACGACTGTAATTGTAGACAGAACAAGAGGCAGTGTTCACGAAAAGAAAAGTGCTGATATAGAAAAGTACAAAAAGATCATAGACAATAAGTTGAAGAGGATAAAAAATATGCCCTGTAAAGGTTGCGGTAGTAGTAGCACGAGTAACGAGCTTGCTGAAATATACATGAGTTCGTATCAAAAAATATTAAGAAACGAGGAAAATGTCATGAGTTATGAGGATACTGATTTTATACGTTGTAAGTATGTGTCAAGAATGGAGGGTGATCATAGCGTTACTGGTCCAAAGACTAAAATAAACTATGGGTATAGGGGCAACAATGATGTCATGCTTGTTCATCGAGAGGATATAGATGGAATTACATTTATTCCTCTTGAGGATCAAAAGCCTAAACTTCACAAGAAGGAAGTTGCCGATGCTCCCGCGCCAGAAGATGTCACCGGAAAAAGAGAGAGGGCTGGCATAATGATAGAGATGATTACACCAGATCTGTTTGAGCTTATGGGCATCACAAGAGGGGCTGGGAAGATTATTGACGCTCTTGAACAGAAAGGCGTTATGTATATCGGACAACTTGCGGAAATGAAAGAAGAGGATTTGCTCGTCATAGATGGCGTTGGAATTACTACAGCGAAGAAAATAATAAATGGTGTCAAGGAGCTTTTAAGTGATTAATAGTTTCTCTGATTTTATAATATTAAGTTTTGCTGTGGTAAAATACATTATGATAATTCAGTCTCTTGATTTGCCTTCGAAGATACTGATAGTGTTGAAAAAGACCGAGAACAGTTGGCTGCGACTTGTTATGGCGAAGGCTGGAATGACGATTGATTGCACGGTGTGTCTTTCTGTTGTTGGTGGGATCATAGCCGTAGCAATCAACGCGTTGGGTTTAAATTTTATAAATATGATAATGGCTACATCTGTTCTCGGTCTGATTTTGAAAAGGAAATATCTATGACAATATCCAAGTTGGTCAGTTCCTTAAGTTTAGACAGATATGCAGAGATAGTGGGATTAAATCCTGTTCATTTTTCAGGCTCTGGCGATATTATGCTGGAGGATGGTGCGAGACTATTCCCGTTCTCACCTGATTACAGGGCGTACACACAAAACGAATCCTTTGACAGCCCCCGCGCCGCGTCGAGAGAAGAAATTGGAAGGGAAATCTTTGATGCTGAAAGTGCGATTGAAGATTATCTTGGTACTCACGTTACTCCGAAGTGGATTGTCGGCGAATCAATCATGTCACCTTTTCATCACAACAGGCTTGTCGGAAGTACATGGGAAAATGTTCGCGGTGAGCCAGTTGAATTGCGACCAGGCTTTGGAAGGTTTATCGCTGGCGGCAAACGAGCATCTGATGTCATTATAGACAACGCTCCCGTCACGTTTCTCGATAACGATAATGACGGATGGCACGAAATAGCAAGAATAACAATTCCTTTTAGTACGACAGATGACATCACGCTATTCGACGGAGAATACTTACCAAAAGAACTTTTTCCGATGTTGAACGTCTATGAAAGATATGTTTCCTTATATAATATAAAAATTTATTTTTCTAATTACAACGGAAGTCCGCAGTACGAAATAAGACCACCCATTTCAAAAAGCATACTTGGCGATAATCTTGTGATAGATTTCAACACATGGCAACTCATTGATCCGAGTGTGTGGGGAGAGCTTCCACGAGACGATACGTCGCGAATAGATATATCAGAGTGCAAAAACATAGTGGGGAACGTCGATGTCTATCATGAGTATAACGATACGACTAAATCTCATGCCGATTTTATTTATGCTCCATGCGGGAATGACAACACGAGAATGACACAAGATGGTTATACCGCCATTGTAAACCCAAGTATAAATACCATTAACGCGGTACCAGCATACTGGGAAGATGCATGGTTTCGATCTCATATAAATGGAAAGATAAAATACATTAATCTTAATTACTTGTCCGGATTCATGTATAAGCCATATTACGAAAAACAATATTGGGACGGGTTGCATCCAGAGTTGGCAAAACTAATAGCATATCTCGCGACAACAAGGCTTGCAAGACCACTTGCAGGAAGAGCGGAGGTGATCGCATTATCGGAAACTTTGCAAAGAGATAAGACAACATCGAAGCCGGGCGAGTTCCTTTTTGCTTCCAATGCAATGCTCGATAACCCGTTTGGTACTCGTTTTGGCGAAATATATGTGTTTGATCGCCTACAAAAGTTCCAACACAGATTTTTAAGGTATAATAGAGTATGAAAATTGTAATATACAAGGATAATGACGGAAGGTTGCACAGGTCTTTAATACGTGACACTGACCCAGAGAGCATAGCCCCAGAAGGATTGCCACTTGACCCACCGATGATAGATGACATTCTCGAAGAGGCGAAGATTTGTTTGCATAACGAACTTGTGGTAAGGAATATATGCGACTTATCTACACTGCGAAAAGACATGAGCGCCTTATCGTCTGCTGTCAAGAAGTGTATAACAAAAAATATTGTTAATCGTTATCATGAAAGTGATAACAAAAAATAAGGAGTTTTATTATGGAAAAACAAAGCCTAAAATATTCTCCAGCGACTACTGGTAAGGCACGAGCCTTCGTTATTCCCGGCGGTGCTCGCCAAGACAGGGAGATTCATTACGCATCTTATATGCGTGTTGACAGCGGGTCTCAATCTCTTGGTGATGTAACTCCCATACGAATGAATGACCCGAACGCTTTTGATAGGTTTATCGATGTCGGTTTTATTCGTGGCTCGAAGTCAAACCCCACCACAAGTCTTGTGGAGAAATTGCCGCTGGAAATTCGAAGTACAATTGACAGGCTTGCCCGCTCTGGTGTCCCATTTGATGTTCACATCCAATTTGGCGAGTGTTTCAACCCAAGTGATATTAGGCAATTCGCCTCCGGTATTGTTTATGAGTATGCCAACGCAACAAGCCATGACAATGACGCTTTGATTGCGCTTGATGATGGTGAGAACTCTGAAATCAGGGAAACGCTTGCTGTAAGCGCGCAAGATCGCTATCGCTATGTTCCTCTTGGATACAGTAATCGCGCGGCTGAGGATGTCATAAACGAGATTGTAGATGTGTTCATCAAGAGAACGCGTGATTGTGCTGACGATCCAGCAAAGCCAATGTTGCAAATGGCTGTTACAAAAGCAGAGGGTGGATCGCCCGGCACTGGACCATATTTTTTCTGGTCTCTCGATGGCGGTGCGACTTGGCACTCACACGACGTTGATTCACTCAGCGCGTCTGACGATGCGAGTGGTGTCGCTGTTATTGGTGATTACATTGTGGTGACTTCTGCTGATGCAAAAAAATTGGCTTACACAGAGGTTGCTCCGTTCTACTACCCTGATGTCCCAGGATTTGATCCACTATTCTCTTCCGTCGCGACCGGTCTGAAAGACAATCCTATGGCTATTGACTCTATCGGAATCATGGGCTTTGTGGTTGGAGACAGTGGCTATGTTTACAAAGTAGACGAAGTTGCGCTTGGAGCGCAGGTTGTTGACGATGGTAACGCGTCGGGCGGAAACCGATTAAATGCTGTCTATGCCTTTGACGAAAGTTCTGTCATTGCAGTTGGCAATGCTGGTACAGTCGTATATTCACACGATGGAAAAACCTTCTCTGCCGCTCCGAAGGCACCTGTCGGTGTTGGCGTAAACTTAATCTCGTGTGCGATGCGATATGCTGATGAATGGTGGGTTGGGGCTAATGACGGCACTCTGTATGTAACTTTTGATAGTGGTGTTCATTGGACAAAGGTTACGCTTCCCGGCACCACTCCGTCTGCGATTACCGGCATTACTTGGGCTTCTCATAGTGTAGGGTATGTCGCAGCGACTGTAAGCGGCGCGGGTAGAATTTATCGCACCATTTGCGGTGGCATTGTATGGGGTGTTGAGCCTCAGTTGAGCACATACGCTATGCCAAAATCGACAAAGTTAAATAAAATTGCTGCCGATCCAGAAGATGTTAATCGTATTCTTGTTGGTGGCGCGAACAGTACCGATGGAGTATTGATTCTTGGTACTGACGCTAAGGTGTAAAATAAAATAATAAAAATAATTCTTTCGTACTGGAGGAAAAAATGACTGAAGATAAAAATGTTGTCAAGGCTGTTGTGGACAGCGCAAAAATAACTCAAGAGAAACTTGACGGTAGCGGGGATGAAAAAAATGAAAATACAATTACGATGTCAAATGGCATTGTATTTACTCTGCGAGAAGTTCCTCAGGTCGCGTACGTTGATTTGAGGAACTCGCTCCCAGAGCCTTATCCGCCTATTTTTTACAACAAAGATACTGGAAAAGAAGAGCCGAACTATGACGATCCACGATATGCCTCCGAACGGGCAAGCTGGGAAGTCGCCATATCGACGGGTATCATAGATATATCCATTCTCTTTGGCACTGAAATCAAAAGTATTCCAGATGGAATTATTAAGCCTGACAGCGAAGAGTTTTCTGACAGATTAAGTGTCATGCTCAAGAGATTTGGGTGGTCAAGAGAAGATATTAGGAATATTGGTAAGACAGAAAAGTATCTTACTTGGGTAAAGTATTACGCAACAGAAGGCTCTTTTACTGGCAGAGAAGGGAAAGAAGGAGATATGGACAGGCTTCTTAACGCAGTTGGGCGCATGAGTGGCGTGCCAGAAAGCGACGTTAAGAAGGCTGTTGAAAGCTTTCGAGATTAAAATATATGGTGTCGCTCCAAATGATATTATAGTAAGTTCTCAATATTCCATAGAAATGTCTTCTAATGAGCCGACACGCGGTTTACTCGTCTCAAAGTTTGAAGAAAACAGTATCAGGCAATCACTGAGGTATACTAAAAGAGAGTGGAAAGGTTTGTCTCCACTCGAAAAAGCGGAAGAGATTGCTGTATACAGGATAAACAGAAAGATGGAATACGTTAAACTCTTAAAGGAACTTGATAAAATATAATGTCTTTCAGAGAAGTTGGTGTAAAGTTTGTACAAATCGGCTTGACCACGTTTGCCCGTGAGGTAGATAGAGCAAATCGTGCTGTTCAGGCTATGACTCGTGTCCAGATCCAAAACGCTAGGGCTAATATTCAAGCTGCACAAGCAATAGATAGGGTTGCTGTTGCCAATCAAAGAAGCATGGTCAGTTCTTTGAACGCTGTCCATAAGGCTCTTGGCAGGTACTCTAATAAATTAGTGGATGTTCGCACAAAACTCAATCTCCAAGCAAAGGATATGGGGAACGTTATCCCGTCATTAAACAGTTTTGAAAATGCCGTTGCTAAAATTGTAAAAACAGAACTGAATAGGGCAAAGCAAGTTGAAAAATTAACTTCACTTGATAAATTGCAAGGTAAAGAGCTTTCAAATGTAAGGGCATCAATAACAAATCTCACAAAGTCTCTCGCCACGCTTTATGCGGAAAGATCAAAGTCTATTGCTCAAGAAGCATGGGGGAAAAAAGCAACAAAGGGACAAGTGGAAGCGGTTAGACAAGCGATTGAAGCATTTGTTCAATATAGAATTAAACTCCTTGAGACCGGCGAAGCGATTGACAATGTTAATAAGGCGCAACAAGAGACTTCTGTAACTGGTGCTGAAGTAAAAAAGGCGCAGGGATTTTGGGAAGGACTGAGGCTCAAACTCCAAAACACAAGAGAGTCGTTCCAGAAGGTTCAAACTGTCGTTGGTGCTGTGATCGGTTCTTTCAACGCGGCTGTTACCGCTATAACGATGGTGGGGCAGGTTATAGGCAAGGCTATATCTATTGTATCAAAGGCGATTGGTGTCGTCGTTAAAATAACTGGCGCAATACTCAACGCCGCGGTTGCGATTGGAAAAACATTACTCAATGCAATTCTTAGTATTGTAAAAATACCTTTCAATGTAATCAAAAAGGGATTTGATGCTCTTGTTGGATCGCTACAGCGAATATTTGAAATTACTATTGGTATGAACTTAAGTAGAATCATGTGGGGGATTGGTCGTGGTCTTCGCTCTATGGCTGAAGAAGCATATAACGCGGGTGTTGAATTTCAACTTACACAAATAAGAATAGAGGGGTTGCTTAGAAGAGAACTTGTTGATCAAGGATATGAACTCTCGGAAGCAGTTGAAATGGTGGGCGCCCGTTCAAAAGAACTTCTCGACTGGATAGCAAAACTCGCAGTTATATCTATTTATGGAGCGGAAGATATAAATAAAATGTTTGCCTATGCAATGTCGTTTAGGTTTACGACACAAGAAGCAAAGGACTTGACAGAAGCGTCTATGAACTTCGCCACTGGCATGGGATTAACTGATGTCGAAATGATGAGGATCATTGAGAATTTTGGTCAAATGCGCCAACAAGGAAAATTGGCGGGAACTGAACTTCGTGATCTTGCTCGTGGTGCTTTCTTACCGATCAGCGACATCTTAAAACAGATGGGCGTGAGGCTCGATCTCATATCGGATATTTCAGTGCCGTCAATAGAGCTCATGACGAAAGAACTCAAGAAGGCGAGAAGCGAAGGTGAAATTACTGATGAAACATTCAGAAATGTAACAAAAGCCATTGATGAAATGTCTTATCATGGAAGTATTTCAGCGACCGCACTCATGAAGTTATACAATAGCGGCGTTCTCACAGAAGATATATTCAACAAGATGGGCACATCCTTAGAGGCGATCAACACGGCAGCGAGTGATCTGAAATTGGATGAGGTGAGAAATGAACTCAACCGAATGATCAGTGAGGGTGAAACAAGCGTTGATGAGTTCTTTTGGGCTTTTATGGATATAGTCAAAAGAGATTTTTCAAACTCAATGGAAGATGCCGCCGCAACAATGAAGCACGCGATAGGCAACATTCATGACTACATACAAACAATGTTTGGCTGGCGACTTCTCTCCCCTGCAACGACGGTAATAGCAGAGCGCATTAATACTGTACTCGACAAGGCAATGGCAGAGCCTTTTAGAAATATGTATGACGCTATTGGTAGAGCTGGTGGTGTACTTCTGGATATGATCCTCACCATTTCAGATATTGCCCTGCCGTTATCATTCAATCTTGAAAGCACGACTGGTTTTGTATACAGTATCACAAACTTCTTTGAGGCAATCGCTAACATCAAAGGTGATTGGGAAACTGTGAAAGACTTTTTAGATAACTCAATGCTCTTTTTATGGAAACATGGTTTATCTCGTGAAGGAACAAATAAGATCGCGGAAGGTTTCAGAGAGATTTATGATACAGTGGCGAACTTAGACAATCTTGACTTTGAAACTATCAAGAACAATCTTATTTCAGGTGTTAAAACAATCTGGGAACCGCTTTGGAGCGAAGTTATTAAACCTAAGATTGTGGAAACAATGGGCAACATAAAAGATACCATTGTCACGTACTGGGAAGAGCAGATCAAACCTAAGTTGGCGGACTTCTTAGAAAATGTTATGTTACCAGCGTTGAACACGTTTATCAATGAAACGATCCCGTCTTGGGCTAACACACTCGCCGTTGAAGCACCCAAGATCGCCAAAGCCATCAACGAAAATCTCCTGTCGGTGTTCACGAACCTGTCCGATTGGGCAAAGGAAAATACAGGAGAAAAGTCAGCATTATCTTTGTTCCTTGAACTGCTCAAATCACTCACAAAATATGTTGGATTATCTTTCAAGTCTGATGAAATCATATTTGATCCTCATGCGCCGTGGCAGGAGAAAGTAGGCAATAACTTTGAGCAATCTGGACTCGCAAAATCACTTCGTGATATTGCCGACGCCGTAAATGAAGCGACAGAACCACTCAAAGAATTTCTCGCAAACGTATTAGAGCCACTCGCAAATTGGGCTGATAACAAGGGGGATGGATTTATAACGGCGATGGATTCAATGGCTGGTTTATTTGAGCGAATGGTTACATCAGGAGCGACAACAACATTGCTCGCCGTAGTTGATCTCGCAAGACAGATATTCAGCAAGGATGAAAACAAAGAGAGCAATGATTTTCTATGGCGGTTATTGGGTTTTCTCACAGAATTAACAACGTTATCCGTTGATCTTTATAACTTTCCCTTCAACGTCGCCACCGATATTATCAAGATGGTAACAGAGTTTGTGAAGGCGTTCAGAGAAATAAAATTATTCTCCACAGACGAGGATGGTAAAACTAAATTTAATCTTGGCGAAATACTTAGCACAATGTTCGAAGGTATTCAAGGGTTAGATTTAAAATCACTTTATCTTTTCAAGGATATTGGTGAGATATTCAAAAAGGATAAAGAGGGACCACTACGAAACTTCTTTGATGGGTTGGATGGTTTCATTGACTATCTCAAAGGTGCAGAAGAAGAGATTACTTCCTTTGGTAATTATGAGGGCGGTAACGTGAAAGCAATCTTCAATGATCAGTTTGAAGAAACTGTCAAAAAAGCGGAGTGGATGAAAGAAGAACTCATTGGTGCTTCTATCATTCCTGATATGGTGACGGCTATAAACACATACCTCGCAGAGAACGTTCCCGGCATAGAAACCCCTTTCGTGGACACCATGGGAAGCACAGTGAAAATGTTAGAGGATAAGATTCCTGAATTCAAAACCGCCGGAAAGAACTTGGTGCAGGGTTTTCTTGATGGAATGAAATTGAAATTCGCAGAGCTGCTTTCATGGTGGGCTGGTGCGCTTATTCAGTTGAACAATATAACTGAGACAATTAATAACATGGGATCGCCCTCTAAATTGTATAAACAATATGGTGAATACATTATGGAGGGCTTTAAAGAGGGTTTGACCGATGGAATGGTGAATGTTAAAAGAGAGCTTTCTGGTATCATGACACAAAGTTATGGACTCCTGACCGCTTCTGGCAGTCAACCCGTGACTAATAATAATTATCAGACAAGCATGGATAACCGAAACATTATTATTAATATGCAAAACGGCGGAAACTATCTCTCGCTTGACTACGAATATGTGAGGGCTATCACATAATGAATTACAAAACAAGACAAGATGTTCTGACTGGAAAAATAAATATATCGAAAACAGCAGACGTTGCAAGCGGAATCATTCTTGGCGGTAACAGACGCGGTTTGTTCAGCGTGGTAGAGCCTGTCGATGAGACAACCAATTATGTAATTAATTGCGCGTTCATGGCTGGAAAGTACCCATACAATACAATCGCCTCTATGTCAAAGAGAGGGGCTGTTTATGGATATGATCTGCACAAATGCTCTGCAAGTATAGCAAACAGCGATGCCCCAGAGTGCTATCCGATGTATGGTGGTTGGGTCAAACTCACGCCTTCAACGGGAGAAAGTGTTGGAATATCTCAATTAACAAAACTGCCCGCAGGGCAATATACTCTCAGTTGCTTTATAGCAGGAAAGCCCCCGCATGAGTATTATTTATATGTAACAGACAATGCTGGAAAAGAAATTGCGCGAAGCAAAACCGTTCGCGGAAATAGAAACTGGCAAAGAATACACACATCATTTACTGCAACGACAAGTGATCAATACAGACTTCATCTCATGAGAGCAGAGACAGATATTGGGGTACTTGATAGTTTTTATACTTCAATGTGGGTGTGTGAAGACAATCCGTTCTTGACATTGCCGTTCAATGGTGCTTATGAAGAAAAATATAGAGAGGACGGAGAAGAGTACAAATGGACTGGCGACGTAGACTGGATAGGAAGAAGCACAAGATCGTCTAATGCTTTAAACTCTGGTAGAGAAAGATTTCTCAAAGACTACAACTTCAATCTTACCCAAATTATTGGGCTTGGTGCATCTGGGATAAAACACATATCAAATAATCTTGTCTCCGGCGGGGCAGTGTGGAACTCGACACGCGTTGAACAAAGAGAGTTTGTTCTCAGCGGTCAGATATTCGCGAAAACATTTGAAGAGAGACTTGAACTCGAGAGCAAGTTAGATGATCTCCTTACTTCCACATCGCGAAGGAATATCGCGCAACCGACAACACTCATATTCAGGGTTTTAAATGAGCGTGACAATAGTATTATTGAGGGTCAAACTCTTTATATTTATTGCAGATATAATGGCGGGAGTGCGCAAACAATACCGAATGAAATTGGCGCGTACGATATATCCTTGAGTTTCACATTGATTGATCCATTCATATATTCTTCAATGCACAAGGGGTTTTTCCTTGACGATAGGGTTGTGATGTCCAAGGGTGGCTTTCACAACGTTTTTGTGAAAGACGAAGGAAATGATTTTAAAATATTGAACATCGCGTCAGATGGCAGAATCAAAAGAATTAATCGTGGCGAAGATGGAACTGTTTATGTCGGCGGAGATTTCAAATCTCTGAATGGCGCACTCGGTACAAGGTTCTTGGCGAGATACAATGAAGATGCAGATACGGTTTCAAGCATAGGCGCGTTTTCTGACAACTCTGTGATGGGTGAAGGATTTGTGTCCGACATAATAGCACTCGCAAACGGAAACATTATTGTTGCAGGTGCTTTTGACGACATCAACTCTGTTCCAAACACTTACAACGTCGCCATGTATAATCCGGCGGATCAATCTTGGAGTGATCTTGGTGGCGGCGCGCCTGATAGCGATATGGTATTTAATTCTATTGGGATTGACCAAAGTGAAAATCTTTATCTTGGCGGAAGAAATGTTTCTGGTGGCGACAACCGTATTTATAGATACAACA